GATCGCCCGAGCGAGCAAGCACTTCTCGGCAGTGGTCGGTCTACGATGACCGAGCTTACGACTGAACTTGGACCCGCACCCTTTTGAAGGAACCAACATGGCAACCACCAAATCAAGCCAATACGACCAACCCGCTGATCTCCACAATACGCCAGTCTTCGAGCTGCGCGGCATCACTTACCTGCCGCACTATCGGAACAAGGACATCTATGTAGGTCCGGGGTACCCCCTGCACAACATGACGCGCTACTCAGCTTCTGAGCTGATGTTGAAGGGCGCTACGCCGCGCGTAGCCATGCTGTGGTCACGTGGCACTGGAGGTCGCGTAAGCGATAGCAACCCATGAGTAACGGCCCGCAAACCCTTTCAGACCTTATTAGAGATCACATGGAGATATACAACATCATGGAAGCAGATCAGAAAGCGGACGACCGGCAGGTGGGCGGTACTCACTACAAGGACATGCCCGTGCAGCCATGGGAAGTGATGGAGGCGTTGCTGACGCATGAGGAGTTTGTCGGTTTTCTTAAAGGCAACGTTTTGAAGTACGCGATGCGGCAAGGGCGCAAGGACTCCGATGACGCCGGCAAGTTGAAGCACTACATCCAGAAACTGAACGAGGTGCAGTGATGGCACGTACCCCCGAGGGCGCGGTAAAGGCCAAAGTCAAGAAGGAGCTGGATGAGCTGGGGGCGTACCACTTCGCGCCTCCGGCCAATGGCTACGGTCGCATGGGGGTCCCCGATATCGTGGGCTGCTATCGGGGGTACTTCTTCGCGATTGAGTGTAAGGCGGGGAGAGGGAAACCGACTGAGCTTCAGCTGTTGGAGCTGGAGCGCATCAGGGAGGCAGGGGGGATCGCCATCGTGGTGAATGAGGCAAATCTTGAAGAAGTGCGTAGCGTACTGAAGTTGAAGGCATGACACTCTTAAAACCTAAGTGAGGAACACAATGGTCAGGATCTACATGGATGAAAGCGGTACGGGGGAATTTGTGATTCAAACGACGTGTTTGGATCCAGATTCGTTTATGGCTGAACTGGCGGAAGCGATGGATACCGCAGTGGTCAAGAACAATGACAACGGGTTGACGGCGCTTGGGATCCTCAAGAACGCCATGCCGATTGCATACAAGCTCAGCGGGTACAAGGCAGAGAACGTGCAGGAGCAACGAACGTTGGTATGCGGAAAGATGTCACCGCATTCTTGCGAGGTGGTTGCAAGTGCGGGCCGGTGAATTGTGGTGGGAGGGTAAGACGGAGGCGCTGGAGTACAAGTTAGACAAGATGGCTCCAGCTTGTTTAATTGGCCCGATCAAATCTGTTTTCAGCCGCCCTGCTGTGCATGCACAAGGCGGTCGTGAAGGTGGTGGTTATCGAGTTAGTCATATCAGGCTGATCGAAGACACGATTGTTTACTTCAACTATTGGAAGGTCTGTATGGAAACCAGCATTGCAGCAGTTGAATCAGCGGAGCGGGCGCACGAGGCAATCGATAAACTTAAACAAACGGTTGATGAGTTTCGGGCGTCGGTAAAGAACGACATATCGAGTATGAAAGCCGCAAGTGAGCGAGTGCAGAACGAAGTAAATCAAATGAAGGAAAAATATAAACAAGCACAAGCAATACTCACCACTCCTGAGTTCCTGCAAGCAATAGCCAATGCAGAGCGGATGGCTATGGCGTTAGAGGCAATTCAGAAGTTGACAGACACAAAGGTTAGCGTTGCGGTGTTTTCTGGCGGAAAAAAAGAGCAGACCCATGAATAAGGATTACACAAACTTTCAAATCCAACGATCAATATTGATTGAGTACCTACAGGTCATGATAGCCCGTAGTGACTGGCACGGCGTCGCGGATGTGGCGATGGACCTGCGAGAGATGGAAGCCGAACAACGGAGTGAGAAATGAATCGAGACGACATCATTCGTATGGCGCGGGAGGCTGAAGGGATTCAGTTCAACTACAGGCCCAGCGAGGAGTTTGTTTACTTTGCCGAACGCTTCGCCGCCCTTGTCGCAGCAGCCGAGCGTGAGGCGTGTGCGAAGTTGTGTTTAGAAACCGAGCCTTTTTACGGCGTGATGTTTGCTGAAGTTATACGAGCACGGGGTGAGGAATGACAGAAGCCTTTTTTATCGGCTGGGCCGTTGGCATCATCACCGGCTATGTCGCATGGGCACCGGAGACGCGGTTCAAGCGGAACTTCGTTGATGGTCTGACGTTGCGGTTTTTGTGGAGACGGAGATGAGCCTGATAGAACGACTGCTATGCGCGGTTCTTGGTCATAAGTATGTGGTGCATCGAGTGTTTAATCCCGGCGCTCGGCAGGTTGGCTGCACCAGATGCAATCGGCAGTGGGCTATGCACGACGGCACACGGTCGTTTGTTCCGTGGGATGGTGAGTTTGAATCTATGTATCGACAATTTGGAGAATGGAAATGAGTGATTTGACCTTTGGTATGAAAGCAGTTGGCCTGACGTTTAACCCCAGCAACGACCCAACGGTTGACGCGATTAAGCGCAAATGCGCGGAACTGATCGATGAGATTCATGAGTTGCGCACGAACCAACCCGACGCTGAGATTGCACGGATGGCGAGTATTGCCATCACAGAGATTCAGACCGGGCAGATGTGGGCAGTGAAAGCTGCTACGTGGAAATACTAAAACAGGACGGGGCTTCGGCCCCGGTTGAGCTATGAGCATCGAAGCAATGAAGCAGGCGCTGGAAGTGTTGGATCATGAAGCCAATAAAGGCAACGACAACGCATATCAGTGTGAACGTGATGCCCTCCGCGCTGCCATCGAGCAGGCTGCGGAGCCGGTGGCGTGGGTTTGCGAAGGAATTTCGTCCGACGAAAAACACAGCATCGACTATCAGCAAGAGGATATTGATGCACTGCCTGTTGGCACGATGCTCTACACCACCCCACCCGTAGTACCGCGCCAATGGGTCGGGCTGACGGATGAGGAAGTGAACGAGTTTTATTGGATTAGCGCCTTAACTGTTGAAGCTATCGAAGCAAAACTAAAGGAAAAGAACACATGAACCGAGTCGTGCTGGACTTCGAGACGTACTATGACCGCGACTACTCGCTCACCAAGCTAACGACAGAGGAGTACATCCGCGACGAGCGGTTCGAGGCAATCGGTGTTGCCATCAAGATCAACGACGAGCCTGCGCAGTGGTACCCCCAGATGCACATTGAGAAGGGACTGCGCACCGTCGATTGGGAGAACTCGCTTGTGATCGGACAGAACATGATGTTCGACGCGGCCATCCTCGTTTGGCGGTTCAACCGCAAAGCCCGGGCATGGGGCGATACGCTAGGCATGTCTCGAGCACTGTTCCCGCATGACAAGGCCCACGGCCTTGCTGCACAGGCCAAGCGCCACAGCATCGGTATGAAGGGCGATGAGGTCATCAACGCGCTGGGCAAACGCCATGCGGACTTTACCGAGGAGCAACTTGCTCGCTACGGCGAGTACTGCATCAACGACGTCGAGCTAACCACTAAGCTTTTTGATCTCTACGCCACGGACTACAAGTTCCCCGTCGGCGAGATGAAGCTGATCGATGCAACGCTTCGTATGTTCATCGAGCCTAAGCTCGTGCTGGATGCACCGCTCCTGCGGGAGTACGTCGTCGAAGTCCGCGAGACCCAAGAGGCCCTGCTCGCTGCGGTCAACGTCGATCGTGCTCAGTTCATGTCGAACAAACAGTTTGCAGAACTCCTGCGTGAGTACGGCGTCGAGCCGCCCACCAAGATCAGCCTCACCACGGGCAAAGAGACCTACGCCTTCGCCAAGACCGACGAGGACTTCAAGCGGTTGATGGAGGAGCACCCGGATCCGCGCGTGAACGCGCTGGTGGCCGCCCGGCTGGGGGTCAAGTCAACAATCGAAGAGACTCGCGCAGAGCGCTTCCTGCAGATGTCGAACCGTGGTGCGTTCCCTGTGCCCCTGCGGTACTACGGCGCTCACTCAGGCCGCTGGTCCGGGCAAGACAAGGTGAACCTCCAGAACCTGCCGGCGCGGGACCCGACCAAGAACACGCTCAAGCGCGCGATCAAGGCACCCCCGGGCTACGTCATCATCGACTGCGACTCCTCGCAGATCGAAGCGCGTACGCTCGCATGGCTGGCCGGACAGATGGATCTCGTCGATGCGTTTGCGAACAAGCAGGACGTCTATCGGATCATGGCTGCGCAGATCTATGGCGTGGCACCAGACCAAGTGGACAAGACGCAGCGGCAGGTGGGCAAGACCGTGATCCTCGGTGCAGGGTACGGCGTCGGGCATGCCAAGCTGCGGCTCTTCCTGAAGACGGGCGCGAAGGTTGAGGTGTCGGAGGAAGAAGCCAAGCGGATCATCGATACGTACCGGCGGACGTACTACCGCATCCCCGAGTTGTGGAAGCGCGCTGACACAGCGCTTGCCATGCTGGCTGCGCAGATGCCCATGCCAGTGGACGCCCAACAACTTGTGCACGTGGTACCCGGCAAGGGGCTGAGCCTGCCCAGCGGGCTGCATATTCAGTATCCCGACCTGCGACAGTTCGCAGACGAGGAGGGACAGCTCCGGTGGCACTACACGTCACGCGGACGCATAGTGGCTGTCTACGGTGGGAAGTGCGTGGAGAACTTCACGCAGGCCGTCGCGCGGTGCGTGGTGGGCGAGCAGATGCTGCGCATCGCCAAGCGATACACGCCGGTGTTGACGGTGCACGATGCGGTGGCTTGCATCGCGCCGGAAGAGGAGGCCGAGGAGGCGCAGCGCTACGTGGAGGAGTGCATGTCGTGGCGCCCGCGATGGGCAGGGACCCTGCCGCTTGCTTGCGAGGCCGGTCGAGGCGCATCATACGGGGATTGCTAAATGCGAAACTCAAAATGCCACACTCCCATTCCTCCATCAAAGACTTCCAAGGCTGCGGTCGACGATATCAGCAAGTCCGAATCCTCAAGCGATTTAAGTCGGCGCCAACGGAAGCAACTACGTACGGCGAACGTGTCCATAAAGCGTTTGAATCTTTTTTCACTGGGGGCGGACTCCCTGCTGATCTCGAACGTCACCGAGGAGTTTTGGAGCACATCCGAGATATGACTGGAGAGCGTCACTGCGAAAGGAAAATGGGGTTCACCAAAGACTTCCAACCCTGTGAGTTCTTCGCAAAAGACGTCTTCTTCCGTGGCATCCCCGATCTCCTCCTTGTCAACGGCCCGTCCGCATGGGTAGCCGATTGGAAGACCGGGAAGAGCAGTCGCTTCGCCGACACGTCGCAGCTCGAGCTGATGGCTGCGATGATCATGGTGCACTACCCCGAGGTGAAGAAGGTCAAGGGGATGCTGTTCTTTCTCGTGGCCGGCGACATCATTCGGGCGGAGTACACCCGAGAGCAGCTCCCCGAGATCCTGTCCAAGTGGACGGGCTACGCAGATCAGATCGATGGTATGAACCCCGACCAGCCGTGGCCGGCAAAGCCCAGTGGGCTCTGCAA